TTCGTGTAGATGAAATAAACGGTAATAACGGTAACGTTTCTATTGGTACTGCAACGTTTACTGGTGGATTATCTGGTGATATCACTGGTCTGAATGTGACTGGTGTTATAACTGCGACTACTCTGAACCAATCCGTTGCTGGTACTGGTAGTAGCATTACTGTTGGTGATACAATTATCAATTCTAATTCTATTGGCGTAGGTGCTACTACAACAACGGGACGTAATGCTGGTGTTAGTACTGCTGCTGGAACTATAATTTATAATAGTGATATAGGTTCTATTCAGGTTTATGTAAATGATGCTTGGAGTAATATTTCACAAGACACTGGTATTATTGCCACCGGAGGAGCAATTTCAGAATATGAAGAAAGTGGCACTGCATACAGACTACATGTATTTACTGGCAGTTCTACCTTTAATGTACAATCTGCACCACCCAATGCTGAAGTTGACTATCTGGTAATTGCTGGTGGTGGTGCTGGATCTTCCAGACAAGGTGCTGGCGGCGGTGGCGCTGGTGGTATGAGAAGTGGTTCTGGTCTCCCTATTTCTAACCAGGATTACGCTGTTACAGTTGGTGGCGGCGGTCAAGGTGGAGATTCAAACGGACCTTATGATGGCACGAGTGGTGGTGATAGTGTATTTTCTACTATTACTTCTACTGGTGGTGGTCGTGGTGGAATTGGTGACGGCGCTGCTGGTGGATCTGGTGGTGGATCAGGGCGTCAAGGAAATGCTGGGGGAGCTGGAACTGCTGGACAAGGAAATAATGGTGGGGCTGGTGCTACAAACGCTGCAGGTGGCGGCGGTGGAGCAGGTGGAGTAGGTGTTGATGCAACTGCTAGCACTTCGAGTGGAAATGGTGGACCTGGTGCAACATCATCTATTACTGGCACATCAGTAACTTATGCTGGCGGAGGTGCCGGCGCGGGTCACGCTCCTCAAAGTGTTACTGGTGGAACTGGTGGACCTGGTGGTGGAGGAGATGGATCTAATGGAGCAGGACAAAGTGGTGGTAACGGTGCTGCTGCTTTAGGTGCTGGTGGAGGTGGTGGAGATTATGCACCTGCTTATGGTGTTGTTAAAGGAGGTAATGGTGGTTCTGGTATTGTAATTGTTCGTTATGAAATAGCAAAAACTGCAACTGCAAAAGCAACTGGTGGAATTATTAGTTATGTGAATGGAAAAACAATTCATACTTTCCATTCAGCAGGTTCATTCACTGTTACTAATCCAATTCTGACATCAGTGGAATTCTTTGGTATCGCTGGCGGCGGTGGTGGTGGTGGTTGTTACCACGCTGGTGGTGGCGGTGCTGGCGGCGCATTTTATTCTGAAGCATTCCCAGTTTCTGCATCTTCATATCCAGTCATTATTGGTGGTGGTGGAACTGGTGGAGAATCTCCACCAGGTAATGGTGCAAGAGGTTTTACTGGTGGAAATACTAGTGTTTTTGGTGCTACTGGAAATGGTGGAGGTGGTGGTGGAGCACACCACGGACCAACAACTCCTGCCTTAAATGGTGGATGTGGTGGAGGTGGTGGTACTGAGACTAATACTCCTGGTACTGGTGGTACTTCTAATATGACGGGTGGTTATGCAATCAATAGTGCATTCGTAAATGGATTTGGACAACCAGGTGGTTTTGGACAACATAATGCACCAGGACCTAATGCCTTTGGAGGTGGCGGTGGTGGTATCGGACAAAATGGATTCCCTGGTGGTGCGCCAATAGATAGTGATACCGGTGCTGGTGGAAATGGTTTACAATTCAGTATTAGTGGAACTTCTACTTGGTATGGTGGTGGTGGCGGTGGATCTTCTTGGTTGGGAGGAAATCATCCGTTCCAAGGATCTACTTATAGAGCAAGAGGTGGTGCAGGTGGTGGTGGAATGGGTGGTGTCGGTCCTAATAATAGTGGTCCACTCCGTAGAGGTGAACCAGGACAATCATTCACTGGCGGCGGTGGTGGTGGAGCCGAAAGGGGACCTGGCGGTGCCTCAGGACCAGGTAATTCTGGCGGTAATGGTGGTCCTGGTATCGTTATTATCTCTTATCCAACCTAAGAATTTAATATTTACTTAATGTGTGTTACGGTATGGACATATTGTTGCACACATTGAAATACTGTCTAATATAGCTAGTAAGTATTTCGAAACAAAAAAACAAATGGACAAAACATCCTACGAGAATTGGGTGAGAGTCAAAGAAGCATTAGAAACATCAGGAAATACAGATAATTTTTATTATAGGCGAGCTTGTGCTATAGTTTCGGGAGGACCTGACCCGATGGACAACCTACCAAATGTCTCACAGGATGGATGAAATTAAACCAGCACATTACGTCACTCATGAAGAGTGTCAGGAGATGATTGATGCTGCAATAAGAAAACATAATCGCAATGCTTCAATTATCTCTATGTGTGTTGGGTGGGTTGTTCTTGCACTTTTTGCTGAGGGTTTGCTTCGACTTATTGGAGTAATTGATCCTATTTTCCCATGGCTCAAAATCACATTATAGAGTTCATTGGTACAATATTATTATTCTTTTTTGGTGTGACTATGTTATGCCAAGGTCATTTTATCTTCCATCAGAAACATGGATACACCAGAAAAGAAACCGAAGACCAAGAAGCAAGAGATCGAGTCAGAAGACAAGTCGAAGCGATCATTAGAAATCGCCAAGATGATTCATCCTCATGATGATGAACCAGATCCTACTGCATACATGGGGAACTACAACTTTCCCCAAATGCTTTTTGCTTTCTGCATCGGTTTCTGTACCATGTTCGTATTGGCAGTTGACGAAATTAACGATTTTAAAGGATGTCCATTACCAGAGTACTTCCGAGAAAATGTTAAATGAAGGACGACGAAAAGAGGGAGTTCTATAAAGGACTCCGAGAGCGCATCAAACAACTTAGAATGCAACATCTTTTTGAAGAACCATGCCCCTTATACGAAGAAGAGGATGATGACAAATGAATCCAGTAGTATTAATTGCTTGTCTATCACCAATTGTAATTATATGGATTGTAATGAAACTCAGTTTATTGCTGTTTTCAGCGAATGATGAACGAAAGTATGTCAGAGCAGAATCCAAAAAACCACATGGACCCTACGTGGCAGATGCATATGCAGACGTTGATGAGGAGGAAGAAGAATATGGAGATCGCACAGACTATAGATAGTGCGTTGTTCGAATATTATTCGGAGAAGGGACTTCCAGTCCCACAATGGCGCAGAGAAAAAAATCCACAATGGTGGATTGATTATTTACAGGAACTAAACATCGACCCTAGAAACCCATGAGTAGAGACTATACACAACACGAAATCGAACTGTTAATCGATGCAGTTTGGATGAGGCAGAGACAATTTATTGCAGGAGATAAGCAATTTCAGAATTATGGTAAACTATTGGACGAATTTATGGCACAAAGACCAGGTTACGTTCCAGGACAATATCGATGAATTTAGGTGAATTTCTTTTATGGGCAGCAGCGCCTTTTGTATGTGCCACCCTCGCATTTGGAAGATTTAAGGGTGAAAATGACTATTACGACTCGGACGACTATGACGGAAACGGCACCGCCCACTAGTAGCGGGATAGTTATCTTCGGGGCAACGGGAGACCTTTGTAAGAAGAAACTAATTCCAGCACTCTATAATCTCTGGAAAAAGAATTTACTTCCAGAAAATTTTGTTATTACTGGTTCTGCTAGAAGAGAACCAACAGTACAACAATGGAAAGAATCTTTGGGTGAGTACCCTGAAGAATTTTTATATCATCTTGATTACATTTGTGCAGATCTTTCCATGCCAGATACTCTGACACACCTGCCAGATTATCTAGAGGATAATACTTATTTTCTATCCGTACCGCCAGAACGCTATGAGAATGCTATCGTCAATCTCAAAGAAGCAGGATTACTCGAAGACCCAGAAAGGTCTAGGGTGGTTATCGAAAAACCCTTTGGACGTGATTATAAATCTGCTCATCATCTACAGTCTGTGGTGGAGCGACATCTACGCGAAAAACAGGTCTATCGCATTGACCATTATCTTGGCAAAGATACTGTTAACAATATTCTTGCTACACGGTTTGGCAATATTTTGTTGGAACCTTTATGGAATCGTAATTGTATAGATGAAATTCAGATCTATGCAACTGAAACTATTAGTTGTGATGGGCGTTCACAATATTATGAAACTGCTGGTGCCGTTAGAGATATGCTGCAGAATCATATTTTGCAGGTATATTCACTGATTACTATGGAAGCACCATGTAAGATGGATGCAAAAGAAATCAGGAGAGAAAAAACAAAAGTTCTTGCTGCTACTCGTTTAGGGGAGGACATGATCCTTGGACAATATGACACATACAAATCTGAAGAGGGTGTTGATCCTAACAGTCACACTCCTACCTTTGTTGCTGGTACTCTTTACTGTGATAACTGGCGTTGGGAGGGAGTTCCTTTTCGCGTCATGACTGGTAAGAACATGCCCTATGGGTGTGTAGAAGTTGTTGTTAAATTAAAAACACCACCACTAAAACTTTATGATGGTGAATCTGGTGATCGAATCGTTATGAGGTTGCAACCAAATCCACACCTTGATATTCGTATGGAGATTAAATCTCCTGGACTTGATAATAATCTAGAACTTGCTACTCTTACTCATGCCTATCCACAAGATAGGGCAATTGATGGATATGAAAAACTTCTTTATGATGCCATCAAAGGTAATCAATCAAATTTTGTTCATGCCGATGAGGTAATGGAATCCTGGAGGATTGTCGATGATTTACTTTGCACTGGGGATTCTTGCCCCATACGTACTGTTCCTTATATCTATGCTCCTGGTTCGTGGGGACCATGGCATAAAGTAGACCGTATAACAGATTGGGACTATCCAGCATGAGTGTATTGTTCGTATTTGCTTTTATTTTATTGCTTATTATTGGTATGGATCTAACCTGGCCAATTAGATACAGAAAATAGCGATGCATCACATCCAACTATTCATAAGACATACAATGCAAACCCCTTGGTGCCTGGGCATCATGGGGTTCTTTTTAGTTTTTGTACCCATCATAGGAATGCATCTTGTTCATAAGTATGGTTGGGAGCACTGGGAACCGTTTGACAGGGGGCATAAGAAGTAGTATAATTACTGTGTTGAGAAATCAACTGCGGCAGTTCCCTTGGTAGTTCAGGACTGGCGGCGATAGGAACTACCATGACGGGGTGTAGCTCAGTTTGGTAGAGCACTCGCTTTGGGAGCGAGTGGCCGTAGGTTCGAATCCTATCACCCCGATTGCCAGATTTAATGCTGGCATACTTGACTAGATACTTTTAAAACCTTATAATACAAGGGTAAACCAAACAGGACAATGGCACTTACTGAAAAATTCAAGAAGGACATTCCAACTCTTCGTGGCGCAGCGAATGGCGATTTTTATCTAGATGTAAAGAATCCGAAACTTTTCAAAAAGGTACGCCGCTTCTATGAAAATCAAGGTGTAGTATTTTCTGGAGAACCTCTTGATGACTATGAAATGTTGATGGAGAATCTTTTTCAGGATCTAGAAACTGTTGAGGTTAGTCAGTGAAGGTAACAAAAAAACCAACCGTTCTTTTTGAGCGGTTTCCCTATCGTTATGTTGAGTGTGGCACATTGGAAACCAATGGTATGCCAGACTATCGTATTCAAAAAGCAAATGAGTATACCAAGCGTTACTCTGACATGTATCTTCTAGACAATCAGATGCAACTTCTGACTGCCATTGATGATTTTGAATACACAAAATGGTTGGATCCCGAAAGGGTTCCCTGCTATATCAAAGACTCGGTATCGTCTCAAAACTAGCCCTGGTCGGGATGGTCGTAAACGACCCCTGCGTTTCCTGGTTCGTAAAATCAGGTGGTGGAGTCATTAGACCCTCTTAGAGTTTCCTGCTTCTCTCAAAAGCAGGTGGTGCGGATGGGGTAACTCCCGCCCTGTTTCTTGCTTCAGGACAAAGAGCAAGTGGCGTGCATGAAAAGACCTAACGGGGTGGTTGCATAAACCACCCTTTTTTAGTATAATACATACTATACATTATTACTGGATTAATGGGAGAATACAAGAAAACTGCATTGGTGCTTGGTGCTGGTGGATTTATCGGTAGTCACATGGTTAAGCGACTACGTTCCGAAGGTTACTGGGTTCGTGGTGTAGACCTCAA